GGCATATCAATAAGCATCATTTGTACATTTTGCCAGCTTATTTCCCACATCACATAATCGAACGTCCATCCGAATATCTTACAGATATCTCCTATTCTTCCCCAGATGGTGTAGGCTGGTCGATAACCGTCTTGCTTCCCGTTTGATCCAACAGGTTGATGCCTTTCAGCGAGACGGTACTCTGAAAAAAATCATTAATCCCCATCTGAACTTTAATGAGGTCAACCAAAGTTTTTGATTGCTCCGAATCAATGTTATTTATGAAAAATTCAGTCAGCTCATCAATATCCAAATACTTAGGGTCAAAAGGTTTTTTCTTGAAGTTCAAAAAGCTTAATTTTTCCCTTTCCGGTTTTGGCTTGCTGTTGATAACCGCTGTTGCAATGATTCTGGCTTTAATTGGAGCATCATTAGCCATCGATTTTATGACATGGGTCAAAGTAGTTTTTTCACTAACTTCAGTCAGGCTATCGCTTAATTTACTGATTTGAACCAAGCTACCAAAAACAAGCTTTGGAAGACAAAACTCATATTCATCAACTTTAAAATCTATTCCTTTATCAGTTGCCAGATCAGATGCTTTCTGTTTAATTTCTTTACTTATCATCTTCATATATTTTTGCTTTGACTTTTGTTTTTGTAATATTCAATATGCTGTTGATTAACTTCAATATCCTGAATGAAAATCCAAGCCGTTCAAAGTTTTCATCGACAGATTGAGTTTCCCACAAGAATATGTGAATAAGGATATAGAAGTGAATTAACTGCATGGGCCATCTCATAAATTCTAATCCTTCTTTGCTTCCAATCTCATTTTGAAGCGAGAATGATACGAAGAGAAAAACCATGTACGATCCTAATTTGAACACCCAGCCCAAGCCTCTTTTGCTGTTGAACCGTTTACCTTCTTTTTTCGATGCTGCAAGCCCTGTGATATAGTCCGTAACCATTATGACCATCAATGCCATAAACAACACTACGGATATTCCAAAGAAGTTATTACACAACATCGTTAGCACTGAAATCCAACCTCCGACTATTGCCGCGAAAAATCCAGCATCCTGAACTCTTGGTTGTGAAAAGTCAAATAGTTTAGTTAAGAAGTGATAGTGTTCCATTTCCTGAATTTTCATTTGGATTAGTTATTGGAAAGATAAAAGGCCCGACCTCTCAGCCGAGCCTTTCAATTAAGCGGTTGTGTAATCGAAAGCGGCCAATCCAGCTGAAGGCGCCAAAGCCTGAACTTTGATTTCAACTTCTGACAAACCTTCTTTTGAAAGCTTCCCGGTGAAACGTGCGGTCACATTTGCTTTGTAGATGTGCCAAGTGATACCTGCGGTAGTTTCAAGCTGAACAGCCAACTTGATGTCAGGTGTAGCAGTAGGGCCTACATACTTGGTTGCAGTCGTATGACCGTCTCCGCCCTTCACCTTCTCCATCATGGCAGGTGTGAAGTCGTAAGTTTTCCAGGTTGCTTCCAACTGTGGATCCTGAGTTGTGATAGAATCAACTGCACTTGCGGATTCTTCAGTATAGAACTTTTCAATCGTTGCTTCGGTTTCACCGAATGAGAACGAACCTTTTACTGTCTGAGCAAATGCAGTCAATGAAGCTGGCATTGTTGCAAGATCGGTAGGGGTTCCAAATTTGACAGCGGTTAAGCCGTATAAATGTTTTTCAGCCATTTTGTTTTATGTATTAATGGTTTTTAAAGAAAATTTGAGATTTGTGTAATGTTCATTGAACTGAGATTCTGGAATAGTTTCCATTGATTCAAGGTCAATTAATAAAGAAGTTGATCCGTAGTCCTCAATGATGTTCAGAACAGATTGAGCCATATCGTTAAGCCTTAAAGTATCGATGACACCGCCTGAAAGATTCCGGGCATGACAATTGACGTTTAAGACAAACTTCTGCATGGGACCTGTTCCAACGCAAAAAGCATTGATCACAATAAACCTTTCAGGTGCCGGTGATTCTGGCCGTGTGTATTTATACTTTTGAATTGCTACAGAAGCAAGCAAAGTCACAACCTGTTGAACTGCGTAATCTGTAAGTTTATTAAGCGACATTTTTTAAGAGGTCTTTTAGATTGATTAATGCAACTTCTTTCTGTATTGAAATGACGTTCAAACCGCGACTTTCTACATGTGAAGCGTAGCTCATTCCGGCAAATCCAACCAACTGAATACCTGATTTTTTAGGCCATGATTCAATGAACTGTTTGCCTACTGATACACCTGATTTCCGGTCTTTACCGGTAGCTTCAGAATAAATCAGCGAACTAACTATCTCCCCATTTTTGACAATGAAATAACCAATTGAACTTCTCAGGTTTCCGGTTACGTCTCCAAATCCACCCTGAGCTTTTGAGAACTTCCGGGCATCTTTTACAAACTTTTCACCAACATATCTGCAAATCAGGATAAGCTTATCTTCAGCCGTTCCTTTGAATTGGATAGTCTTTTTTCTTGCACCTGATATGTCCAATGTTATACCCATAGCTTTGAATTAAATTGACCGTTCCAGGCTCCTTTAACTGTTCCGACAACCGATCCGTTCAGCGTATAATTTGCTCCGAAAGGGATGATCTGTGAGGTATGAGGCATGTAAATGGTAAAAGCATAATCAACCAAAGTGCCATCAACCCCAGCTGTTTTTCTTCCGGATGAGTTAACTTCTGCCCTGCATTCGCTTGTGAAGTTCTGAACGTCACCTTCAACCCAATTTAGATTTGCATCCTGAGTTGCTTTTGGCTTCCAGTTCACGGCGATAGTATGAGGATATTGTTTTACCATCTGGATGAAGCATTTGTAAGGGTTGCAGAAAAAGGATCAATTTCTCCATGCTTAGAATAAATTACTGAAGCATGTTTTTGAATCAATACCTTTTCTGAAAGTGAGATTGAATATCCACTCTCTGAAACGTTAATAGCCGAAATCAAGAAAACTAATAAATCAGCCTGAGCTAATTCGAAATCTTTGCTTACCGCTACGGTCTGGTCAATTGTTGCTGTTCCTGTCAGTCCACGTTTAATCAGGATTAAATTGGCCTGATTATCATTTACCGGATAACTTACAGTTGCTTTGAGAGCTTCAAGAATTGTCATTTCATTTCGATTTTAAGAAAAAGAGCCGCCGCAATTAATTGGACGGCTCTTTTCAGTCATGGAAATATTCAGAAAACAAAAGTCAGAGCCTATTTTGCCCAAGATGTAGCATTATTGGTCTGCATTAAAATTGCACGACCAGAGCCATTCCAACCTGGGAAAGCATTTGCCAAACCTTCAGTAACTTCACGAACAGGAGATTCGTCAGCATACTTTTTAATCAAAGTATGACCACGTTTCACTTTCATGGCAACAGATCCTTCGATGATTTCATCAGCCAAAGGAGCATAATAGGTTTTGCCTAAAACGTTGCTTTCAGTGAAGCTTACCACATTATCTTCAAATGGATTTCCGCTGGTGCGGGTTCCATCAGGAAGTTCGATGGTAATGTACTGGTCAATTACTACGATCTGAAGTCCATACAGATATGGATTGCGAAGTAAAGCCGAATTGACAGTTGCCAAATCTGGAGTCTGAGCGATATTCAGTGCATTCTGTGCAAATGATGCACATGCCTGAATAACTTCAGTCTGAGCACAGAAGTTTGCAAAGTTTTCAAGGTTCATGAAAGCATATTTCAGGTTGATTCCTTTTCCTTTGGCAAGTTTTACAACTGCCTTGAAATCTACTGAAATAGGTTTTGCAGATACACCTGCAGCCCAAGAAGCTGAACCGGATTGGAAACCGATTTTTTGAGCTGCTGGAATTGCATAGTCGATGTCATACTGAGAAACAACAGAAGCATTGTTCCCGGTTGTATAACTTACTTTACCCATTGAAAGCTGACGAAGTGCGATCCACTCTAAGCGAGCAGCTACACCATTCCAAACGAATTCAGTGTCTTCAGCCCAGAAGTTAACCAACTCTGTTTTTGAAGTATCACCCTGAGCGAGTGCCAGCATGATGCGATATTCGTTCAATTCTGTTTCCAGTTTTTCACGAGAGATACCGATTTTCGGAATGTCACCATCCAAACGGCTGATTGCATCGCGGGTTTTCTTTGGAATAGATGCGTTAAAAGAAACGACATCAGCGGCAATTTTCAATCCTGCCTGTGCTTCAAGGGCTTTCCAAGTCAATGTTGACTGTGGTTGCAACGGGTACAGAACTGGGTAATAATATGGTTTCAGGTCGTAAGTGTTTACGACTGCTTGCATATCCTTTTCGTTAAGCCCTTGCATCAAAGTTTTAATCATGATTTATTTCCTCCTTTGATTAATAGTAAATAATTGATTTCAGGGCCGTTTTCTGAGCTGCTACAACAGGAACCGCATTGGTTTCTTTTACCACTGCAATTACCCAAGCTTCAACAACGAGGTTTTCGCTTGCTGTAACGTCATAAGAGCTACCGACAATTGCCATAGGAGTATTCAATGCTACTGCTCCAGCTGCAGATTCTGCGGCTGCTTCGTAAAGAACAACTCCAACTGCTACAACCACTCCAAGAGTAGTATTAACAGTGATAACATCTTTGTCAGTGTTGGTTGTTTTGTCGATTGCGGTAATCGTGTAGGCAACGGTACCAGTTCCAATGTATTGACCCACCTTGAAATGATGACCTTTTGCAACTTCGTAAGTCGTTGCATTGTTTGCGGCCTGTGTTACCATCTTAGCCGTTTTTGCAACGTTGTATTTACCTGTTGCTCCTACTGCAATCGGCGTACCTTCCAGAAGGGTAGCCCCTCCTAATGTGGAAATGTCAATTGTGACACCTCCGGGGATATCAGCAACACGGTGCATGATGCAACCAACTTGCCGAGTATCGCTTTGTCTTTTAATACGTAACGCCATTTTGTTTGAATTAAAAATTGATTAACACTAAAGCTGTTTTCCTCCGAGGTTTTCAGCACTGTCCTTTTTGGGGTCTTTTGAATCAATGAACGCCTGAACGCCGCTTGAGACTCCTTCTTTGGTAGTGGTTACCACGAACGGTTTGCGGTTTGCACCCAAACCAGTATTAGCAACATCTTGATTGAATTCTGCAAGGTCGGTTTCAGTTTCTGTCAGGTAAGAATCAAAATCCTCATCCTTCTCGAAATTCATCCGGCCAAAGTCTTTTAGAATCTTTTCTTTGAACTTTGGTTGAGCATTTTCAAGTTTTGCTTCAAGGGTTTGTTTGCGGGTTTCGAAGGTTTTTCCGGACTTCATTGTGTTCAATTCAGCTTCCAGTTTCTTGTTAGAATCAATCAAAGCTTTTGCCCATGTTGGAGGTTCGTCTCCTTCGTTTTTGGTGTCTTTTTTCTTTTCAGGATCATCCACCTTGTCCTGATCTTTTTCAGCCTTAGCTTTAGCGATTGCATCGGTTACCCGTTTGTCAGCATCACCCTGGAAAGACTTTAAAAGAGGTTCGACCCCACTGATAGCGGTTTCGATTGCAGTTTCTTCGGTGACGGTTATTGCTAAGAATGTGGCTACCCCGTCAAATGCCTTATCTCCGAACCCTAAGCTTTTGAACTTAGTTTTTAGAGCTTGTAAAATTTTTTCTTTCATGTGAAATGTAAATTTTGATTTCAGCACGAAAGTTAAAATAGCGGTTTAATTATGAGAAGTATTTATGCTATGTGAATCTGACAGTTGAACTAAAGTCACCACATAATAAAAAACCCTGACAGAATTGAATCCATCAGGGTTAAACCTAAACCAACCTAACTAAACTAAACCTTTTCAAGAGGCTCAAATACGATATCATTTCCTTGATTTGGAAGAGGTTTTGAATGATCATTGTCACCCTCCAGTATCTCATCAGGAATGTCACCTTTAAAGGCCTCGCATGTACTTGTATTTATGTCAAAGTGCTTGCACTTAAAACAAATCGGTTGTTCTGTTAAAATCATCTTGCTAAACTTTTTAATATTTCATTTCTCCATTCATCAAACTTAACTCCAGTACTTTTAAGATAAAAACTATGATACTCTTTCAACATAGCTTCACCAACTTCAGTTGCGATACGTCTAGGATTTGGCGATGTTACAAATTCAGCCCAACTTTCAGCGATAAACTCAAAAGGTTTTGCGCTTGCTTTTCCCCCTGCAGTAGCTCCATAATTGCTTAAATTTTCAATGACATGCTTAATGCCCTGAGAATGCTCTTTGTCATAAATAGCCTTGAACACATTTGAATTTCTAAATCCTATCGTTTTGTCAACTTCATGACCTATTTCGTGTGACATGATATAACCAAAGTCTTTTGCGCCTTTAGTATAAAATCCAGCTTTTTCAGACCTTAAAACCACATCATTTACAATTGAGGCTTTTTTACCATACTTCTCATTTACAAATACTCCCTTGTATTTTGAAACATCAATCGCAGTGCCACCTGGAAGTCTGATAGTATCTCTGTTTGTACTCCATGCAACAACATTACTTCCTACATTCGAAACCTGAGCATTTGCAAATTGTACTGCTTGTTTATCGGCTCTATCTTTGCCAAAGGCTTGAACTGTATTTTTATACCAATCTGTTTTTTTGAATGCTTCAAATACTTCTGATTTCATTGCTCTGTTTGCGGCCTGAGCGTTTCCTATACCTTTAGTTTTGATGTCAGGCATCAATGATTTAATATTGAAAGTACTTCTGTTGATATCATTTACAACTGCAATATCCAATCCTTTGAAATCAACAAATTCAATGTTTAGGTTTTTACGTGCCCATGCCTCAGCTTCCTGAATTGTTTTGGCAGGTGTAAATACAACCGGTTCAGGCTTTGGTTCAATTTTAGGTGCCGGAGCCGGTGCAGGTACGTTTGGCAGTTTGATATCCTTGGGTACCTTGAAAACAAATCCTTTGCTGAAATCACCATTTTTGTAATTGTCCCGGATAAAGTATGGTTTGCTTTTCCATCCTTCCATTCTGGTTTTATTCGCTTCCAGCCAGTCTTTGTGACCTTTTGGAACATCGACTATCTCATTCACTTCAACGGGCTCACCTTGCAGGTATTTAATGAAGTCTGATTGAGGCATCATGATTGGTGTAGCATGGCAGAAACATTGCGAGTGCCATCCAATAAACTTGTAATCTTTCGGATAGTTTCCGGCCATTGAATCACAAATGTCTGTGATAGGATGTTGTGCAGAAAGTTCTATTTTTATTCCAATTACAAAATCCTGTTCTTTCCATCTCAAATGATCTGACTCAAGATAAGCCATGTTTGTTTCTGAGCGGCTTACCCTCAGCGCATTTTTGTAGGATGATCTGTAAACACCTTGTCCGGGATGGAACTGTTGAGCATTTTGACTTAAACCGAGTTTTCCGGCTTCATTTCTTACTCTTCTGAATAACTGTTCTGGATTGTTCAAGTATTGACGGATCCTTTGACTTATCACAGCTGCACTGTCACCGTTTGCCAATCCTAAACCTAAATGGACTTCCATTTCATCACGGAAAGCATCAACGGAAGTCCATACCTTATCTGAAAGGGTTTTTGAGTCTGTTTTTCGGTTTATGAATGATTTTAAAGCTTCCTGATTGTGATTGTAATAATTTGGAACTTCGCCTTTGAATCCTTTCAATCCATCGAGATAAGCTTGAACTACAACATCATTCTTTTGATTGGAAATATCCCAAGATGTTGAAATAGCGCTCTCAGTAATACCAAGCATTTCACCATG